TGGAAATGCTATGACTACTATTACTAACAGTTTAGTCAATTGCCTTCTCATTCGATATGCCTACTTATACTTAGGACGTGAAAACGGTATTAGGGATTTATCAATGTTCCCTAACCATGTCTGTCTTAAGACTTTTGGAGATGATAATATTATGACAATAGCAGATGAAGTCGCATGGTTTAATCTAGAGACTATCGCGGGTGCACTCGACTCAATAGGAGTGACATACGGCAGTAGTCTCAAGGATGGGACTATGTACAAATATGCTGACTTGTCTAGTATCTCATACTTAAAACGATCGTTCTCGATTAGAGGCGCATATATTTTCGCACCTTTACCGTTGAGCGTTATTTTTGAATCTCTCAATTGGATGAAAAGGAATCCCGACAGGGATGCCATCTTTGCTCAGATGATTGAGAGCGCAAAGAAGGAACTTTTCCATCATGGTCCCATAGTTTATGCCAAGGAAGTTAGAAAGATAGAGGATTTAGCTTATATCTATTCTATACGTATTCCTGGCACTGTCTATGAGACTTGGATGGAGCAATTTTTAGAAACCTAACAATATCAATACTCTTATACAAGACTGTGGCGAGTCGGAGTGATATAGCCACTATAAATAAGCTTAATCCGGCTATCATATGGATTGCAAACCAAATTATAAATTCTGATAAACACGACGTTACGTCGTTAGGTCAATCTCGCGTTGGCCTTGATAACTTTACGCAAGTCATGAACGTGGAAACGTCGCAAGTTCAGGACCTGAATTTCCGCTTTCAAGATATTGCACCACCTATTACCACACGTCTACTTAATACGAAATCAGATTCTCGGGATCTTTATCCAATAGATTCCCTTTCTCATTTCCTTGCTCGTCCCGTGCAGATAGGACATAGTTCTATTCCTGTTGATGGTTGGGTATTCCACCCTGTTCCATCTATTGTAATAGAGAATTCTCATTTGAGGAATGTTATTGAGTCTTTTTCGGCAATACGTTTCGATCTTGAGATCGATGTTATTATCCATACTAACAAGTTGAATTTTGGCGAGTTGGTATTGGCTTGGATACCTTATCCTGTCAATATCTATCAACCCTACCACCGTTCAATTTTCCAGCTAGTACAATTTCCCCATATATTAATCAACTTATCCGAAACTCGGAGATATAACATGCATATACCTTACCTTGGACAGCAAGATTATTTGAATGTTATGACGTCCGATTTTACTCAATATGGTGCACTTATTATGAAGCCGTTGGTAGCTTGCAACAGTTCCCAAGGAGCTGTTCCGCAATATACCATGTACGGCCGACTTACTAATGTGAAATTTGCGTTACCTCTTCCAATCCCTATTTCCATTTTGGATAGATGTAAGAGCATATTTGTACCAGGCATGGACAAGTTATCAAATTATTTTCCAATTGTCTCGTCTGATAAGACCAGTCCTGCTGCTACGTTATCAGATATTAACAATATTAAGACATCCTCGTCTACTGCACCTTCGCGATTAGAGCGGATGTATGGTTGGTTTCGTGGGAATGCCATACTGGCTACGCCAGAAACTTATCGTTTTCGCACGATAAATAAGAATTTGATTCGAGTTCAAGGTTATTTATATGCTCGACCAAGACTGAGCCCTGTTACTAGGGCAGAACTGGATATAGCTAAATATCACTTATCTGTTCACAATGAATGCAAGTTCAAGAGCCAGTCTATGTTATCTGCGGCTGTTGAGATTGGATCAGTTTTATCTAAGTTAAGTCCATATAATGAAACTGCTACCCAAGCCGTTAAGCAAATTGGGATGCGCGTTGGTTGGATTGCCGAGGAGGCTACAAAAGTTCTCTTAGGACCAAATAACCTATCAACCGCGTCTGATATGACACCGACAGGACCTGTGGACAATTTGATACGAAATAGATTGTCACAGAATCATCTTATTGCAACAGGAGCGATTCCTTACAGCAAAGGAGCAGGAGATACTATTTTGACTATACCTGTATCCCCTACTGTTGTAGCTGCAAGTACGCTTGATACTATCCCTGCCGCTATGTCGCACCCT